AGAAAGAATGTTTCTCCAGTTTCTCAGCGTGTTTTAGCTCATCAACATCCGTAGTAAGCTTCTTTACGTCGGATCCTTTTTCCATTACAATGCCATTATCTCCACCTCCTATTTTAGTGTAGCCGTCTTCCTCTAATTCGTATTGTTTCGACTTTAAAGCCGGTGGCATAACTAGTAGTTCGTTTAAAATATCTATGAGTTTCATGTAATAAAAAAGCCCTCTCTAATAAATAGGAGGGCTCTTTCTTTATAAGTATTCTTACTTAGAAGTTAAGTATGCAATAATCCATTCCCAAAGTCAAGGAAATGTTTTGTGCAGTTGAATCGTTATCGAAGTTTAATTCACCAAAATCAGCAGTCTTAACAAAAGCTCCTTTTAGTACCCACTCAGAAACAATATCACCTACTGGACCTACGATGTCGATTGTTACGTCCTTCTTGTAGAAGTCAGAATAACCATCACGGCCAGTTACTGATTCGTGGTGTAAACGTACCCATTCCATTACTGCCTGTGCTCCTGAAGGAGTGATAGGATCAAATAATGTCAAAGTTACATCATTCCATCTCAATTTACCTTTTACTTTACGGTAAACGTTAATATGGTTCAATACAATTTCGCCCTGTTCGAATCCTAATCCATTTACCCCTTTAATAAGGTAAGCTGGAATACCATCAACGTACATGATAAATCTATTCTGTACTTTGGGTTCAAACGCGGTGAAGAAAATTTCGTCTGCTGTTAAAATTGCCATTTTGCTATTTGTTTATAAATATTGCCTTATGTTAAAATTATCCTGGGAATGTAGTTCCTGTTGGAGTAATGTTGAAATCTAAGTAGATGAATTCGGCAGTCTTAGTAGGTTGGATATAAATTTGACCAACCATCTCGTTTCTGTCAACTACATCTGCTGTGTTGTTTGATTCGTCCATCACTACTTTGAAAGCGTAAAGTCCCTGTCTCTGTTGAACTGATTCTAGGTAAGGATTAACTTGTGCCAAGAAAGAATTTCTAGTAGCAACACTATTCTGTTCGAATACTAAGTTGTTAGCTACTTGAGAGATGTAAGATTTCAAAGAGATCAACAATCTTCTTACGTTTACTCTATCCAAAGCAGAAGCTTTAGTCTGCAAAGTCTTTTGTCCGTAGACTACTGTACCTTGTCCTGGGAAAGTAGCAATTGGGTTAACTTTACCGCTGTATAGAGTATCTCTGTCAGATTGAGCTAATTTTCTTTCTGCTCTGATTACTTGACCTAAACCACCTCTGTTAATACCAGCAGGAGCAAACCAAGGCTCAGCAACTGAATCGTTGAATGCATAAACACCACCAAGAACAGTTGAAGCAGGTACCCAAACCTGTTGACCAGAATCTGGATCTAATACCTGTACCCAAGGCCAGTAAGAAGCAGCATAAGAAGTATTTCTAGAAGCAGCTTGAGTTACTACTGTAGCAACTTGTGAGTTGTAAGGAACTAAATCAAGTACGAACAAGTTATCTCCTCTGTTTTGAGTATTTGAAATGATTGAAGTTACTTGTGAAGGTTGTAAAGAATCAAACAATCCAGGAGTCAATAGAAGATTAAACTTATAATCGTCTGTATTTGACAACAAGTTGATCATGTTAGAGTAGCTTCCGCTAGGAATACCTTGTGATCTGTTGCCGTCTGTAATTGTGTTATAGTATTGGGCATTACCCATGATATCACCAGTTGCACCTGAGAATGAACCTGATCCGTTCAGAGGAATTGAGCTAGTGTATTGAGCTTTAGGAGATCCAGAGTTATCAAAGTATCCAGGAGTTGGTGAAGGTACAGACTTAACTCTCAAGTACTTAGATTTTACAGGATATGATCCAGTGATTTCTAAGTAGTAGCTGGTGCCTGAGCTTGCGTAGTTGTAAGTCTGATCACCGATTACCTTAGCTACATAGTTAGTAGTCATAGGATCTAATGATAGGTTAGTCCAAGTTTCTAATACGATAGGAGTGTTACCAGTATCGTCTCCTCTTCTCACTAATAGGTCAAAAGTACCTGAAGAAGTGTTAGAGTTAACAATTTGCCATCTGATGTTATCGATGCTTCCGCTTGCTAATGCACCATTTGAGCTTAGAGAAGATGAGCTATTCATCATAACTCCTTCAGATAAGGTTTCGAATACTACTGAACCAGAAGTATTTGATCCGCTTGCAGGAGAGGTAGCTGAAGAATATGAACCTGATACTACTCTTGCAACCAATAAGGTTTCTCCTCCGTTGTTGAAATAGTTATAAGCTGCGATTGAAGTAAAGTAAGTGTATACATTACTACCGCTTGTGAAAGTGCTACCGAAAGTATTTTGATACTGACTGTAAGACGTAATCACAGTAGGTACTTCTACAGGACCTTTTACTGTAGGTCCAATAATAGCTGCTCCCACCGTAACTGGTTGTGAGGTGATAAACGATTGATCGTTTTCTCTAGCGAGTACCCCTGGGGATATTAAAGTTTCTGCCATTTTGTTTTAGTTGATTTAATAGTTCTAATATAAATAGTAAGAAGGTGTTCAAAAAGCAGTACTAAAATACGCGGGAGTAACCGGTATTTAATCGATTATTGAATCGGTCTCTATACCGAAAGAGATTTTACCAGCAGAAAGAAACTTCTTAGTAGCTGTTAAATCTTTAGCGATTGCGTCTGGAATAATATACCCTCTTAACTTAATGTTAAAAGAGGTTCTTACTAAGCGTTCTTCTCCTTGATTTACTGTAGTGTTATCAGTGTAAGTGTCAATCCTTGCTCTAAATTTAAATCTAGCGGGATCTCCCCAGTATGCATCTGAAGCGTAGTTAATTGCTTCAACAATTTTGTTCATCTGTTCTCTGTAATAAGTCCAAATAACACATTCGTAATTTAAAGTAACGTAATCCGGAATTACTACTGCTTGATAACTAACTACAGGTTTTCTGTTATTTAGGATATCAAAGTTGCTATAGGCTACACCCTTCTGGTATTTTTGACCTACTACTGCATAGTTTAAAGGATTGTTAGCATCTAATTTGTTAGCAACAGTAAAGTCTTTTTCTACAGAACTATTCTTAAACATAATGATAGGACACATAATCTTACCATTTTTGTCTCTATAATACCCGTCTTTTTGAACTGATTTCCACCTTTCGGGATTTCCGTAAATAACAGGTACTGCTATTGTAGTTCCGTTCTGGTATACTTGAGGTTTAATTACATTATTAAAGTAGTATACAACAGCTTCGTCGATATCCTCAATACCGACTGTGTATGGCTTTTCAGTATCTCCTTTTACTGAGATTTGATTTGCTCTATAACTTTTAGCGGTTGCTGGATTGGTTGGGTTCTGAAATACCGGTAATGGCGTTACTGCTGCATTAGGATCGTCCAAAAAAGGAGTCTGTTGAGAGATAGCAATCTCTCTTTGATTTTTCGGTACTGGTTTTCTAATCTTGTTAGCCATTACATTCTTTCTTTAGTTATACCTAGTTTATCAGCAGGTACAAGGTGAGTTGAACAAACAATACTAATTGAAGAACCAAATTGACTTAGTCCATCAGAGTATGAGTATTCAGGTATCTTACCTACAAAGTATTGGTTTTCTATAGTGCCATCTACTTCATAATAGTTTTCATAGTAGAATATAACATCTCCTACTTCAGGTACTAATTCAAGATCTCTTAAGTCTTGTTGGAAGAAAGCAAAATTTAACGCTCTGTTAACATCCGGTCCAAAATTATCCGTACTCCAGGTTTGATCTCCTCTGGTAATTAAGCAGTTAAGTAAGGCTGGTTCGCTGAAAAATTTATCAATGGCTTCTCCGTAAATGTTTGTTTGTGAAGCTCCAAGAGTGACTTTGTAATATCCTATCTGCTGAGTTATAATATCGGGTAATAACTCACGGTTGATACTATTAATCAACAATACATCTCTCTGTCTTCCAAATAAAGCCATTTATATTTCCTCAATTTTTTGTAATTGTTTGGTACTATATTTGAATTTCTTTAAAGTAGGGATTGTCTTCATTGCTTCGTTTTTAATCAATTCAAAAGTTTCTTGCCCTGGTTTTAGAGTTACTACTTTTAATTCGAGTAATCCTCTTGGATTTAGATCTTCTTTATCTGTTTTATTGTTTACAACTGTAACATATCTTAAAGCTCTAATGAGTTGAGCGATATCAGTAATGTTGGTATCCTCTGAGAATTCAACATATACCAGTGTTTGGTACATTGAGTATGTTACTTCGTTTAATAGGTCTTGTAGTTTCATTATCCTATAAATATTAATTGAGGAACCATGTTTAATTCCTTTGTTTTATAATCAGCCTCTAGAGCTCTTCTTTCAAGCAGTTTATCTCTAGAAGTCTCATCTAAATATCCTCTTAATCTTTCTAAAAGCAAGTTCTTTTCAGCAGTAGCTGCTGCAATTAGGTCTGCATGGTTAAGAGTAA